CAAAGGGGACAGGGTGGCCCGCAGTAGTAACAGAAGTAGAAGCCCCACGATTTACACCACGGGGGTTAATAACAGCGTTCTGGGTGTAGGCAGAGGCCGTGTTTGATGTAACAGTCCATTCAGGGTTGGTTCCACTTGTAACAGAGAAGCGTCCCTTGATGGTGTCATCAGGTGCCTGATAGTCGTATAAAATCTTGGCGAGCTGGGAATAATTATCAATATCTTCACAGATAATACCACGCTATAACTAACAAGCATTTCCTCTTGTTAAGCGTCATACCTTTTTAAATGGGGTATGCACCCTCTCGGGTGGGGTTAGACTATATCTTAAGCATCATCAGGTTGATTAGACCATCATTTGACGCCCACAGGCATTTAGTCGTTGAACCGCCTTCATATCCTATCATAACGGACTTAGAAGACTGGCTGCGGATTGCCCTATAATATGAACCTTTTTACTATACCTTATGTTATTAGCATAAGCCACCATAATGTTTCCAATATGGTTTAGTATTTCATATCTTGAGGGGTTTCCCGCAATTTGGATGTGTTGCCCTAAATAGGACTTGCTTATCTTTTAATAAACATTTACTCCCTGAAGGTTAAGGAGATTAGACCCATGGAAAACCCTGATTCTCTGGATGAAACCGTGAATGCCACACGACTCGAAGGTTCCAGCGGAAGCATCAGCAGTAGCACAGGATAAAGTAAGTGTGCCTCTCAAATAAGACTCGGAAGGGATAAGGCAAGTGTTGGCGCGCGTGGGGATATTGATAGTAATTGTGTCATTGGGAACGTAGTTGCCGGTGCCCGACTGGGGCTGTACCTGTGTCAAATATCTTCGGGCGCTGGCTGACTCAACCTTGCTCTGAAACTTCAAATTGGACGGTATCATTTTATATATTGTAGTCCGACTTTTTTTTAGAATCAAAACATTTAAATTGTCTAAATGTTTTGCGTTTATCGCTTCAAGACATTTCTCTCAAGACCCGCCGATATTTTTCTTTCAAGGGCTTGTGCAACTTGTCTGGCCGCCGGCCTTTCTAATAGAGGAATTTTTGAGCCAAGTCTCATTTTTCCTAGGGGCATTTTGAAGCCCATCATCGCTTTTCCTAAAGGTTGTTTATAGCCAATCATTATATCATATACAAACATTTAAAAGGAACTACGTGAATTTTATGCAATCCAATTGCAAAGTCATCTGGTAATTTATCCCATTCAGGTCTATCAGGTTTCCATCGTTCGACAACAACTGTATCTGTATCTGGTCCAATTTATTCACATACAAATTTGTTCTAAAGTTATTGGGGTTCTGGTATGTGATTACGCTAAAAGGCGCCACATACACTGGGATTGTTGCTAATATATTGTTCTCATTGGGTGCCGCTACATTTACATTGTATGTAGGGAAATTTATCTCTACATTGATGGCGCGAATTTGATTGAGATTTACGCAGTCTCTCCCGTATAGTAAATTGGCAGTTGAAGTGGTATTAGTCGTTTTAGAGAACCCGAGCACATGATTTATTGTCGCTGCATATATTATAAAGTTACTTGTAGAATGAGTGATAAGAATTTTACTGGTTATACTGCTGTAACTTATTGTATAAGATGCACCCATTGCATTTTTGATAACATCTATAAACTGTGTTATATTGTAATTTCCGGGTTCTACATAATATGTGTTTATAGACCCATCTACAAGCCCCCAGCTGAAGGTGTTGTCAATAGCACTGATGCTGTAGAAACTGTAGGGGATATTGGCGTTCTGTAAGGACAAATAGATGTGGTGGCCATCTGGGATTTCTATGACCGGCAAATAATAAATGCAGTTAGCCGTGTTTCCATTTACGGTGTCATTTGCATATCTGGAATTTAAATATATTTGGATGCTTTCGATATGTTCCATGGTTTATATTATAGGTATATTTAAAAGGAACTGGTCGTTCCTTTTTCAATCCATACTAAATAGGGGGTCGTAGGGGGACAAAGTCCCCTACTTTTCTGTAATCTCCAGGTGGTTTCCGTTCTTATAAAATTTCTCCTCAAATAAGTCTAAATCCATGTGTTGATACGGTTTATCAAATACATAATCATAGAGGGTCTTTGCGTCCTGTTCCGACATTTTTAAGAGTTCCTTTGTAATGGTCGACCATTCCTCTTTATTTCTCACACCACTAAAGATACTGACCCAAGTCAGCTGTTTCCTCAGTATCTTCGGGTAATACAGATAACTCTGAACTGTAAAAAGGAAACAACAATTCAAATGCCTCGCTTTGATTAGCATTGAATTCAGTTTGGCAAGCAGATGTTTATCTTTCAAATTGTTTGCAAAATCATCTATGATGACCAGGGAGTATTCCGGCATATCATCTTCTTCCCGATCCTCTTTGATTTTTGTGAGTTCTTCTCGGATATCATCTAATGCTTCCGTTGTCAATTCGTGGTGCACCTTATCGTGCTTTTCAAATGGGTGCTTCTCTACACTTAAGAATGACGACGATGGGCAGAAATACCAAATGTGGTGGAACTTCTTTTTATAAACCGTTTTCATTTGGGTTAAGAGGTGGCTCGTCTTTCCACTGCCTCCCGAACCTATGTAGAGGATTATCCCTCCGTTCCGTCGGGCAATCCCCTCTACAATATCGGGGACATATATATCCATGGTTTCTTTTATGGGCTTTGTAGTGGGCATTTTATCATTGGCTACTTCGTGAATTTCGAGGGGCATTATAATATAGTATGAGAGATTTAATTAAGCTTTAGACATTTTTTATGTTTCCATATTATATAATGTCAGACGAACCCCTAAATGATGATGCAGTCCTTACCAAACCAAAGCAGAAAAAACCACGCTCCGATGCACAACAGGAGGCCACTAAGAAAATGCTTTTAGCCCGTGATGAAAAAATGAAGACCACCACTCAGAAGGCCATTAAGAAAGCAGTCGTCGAACATCTGAATAGTTCGGCTCCGCCAAAGGTCGTTTCCGAGAGCGAAGAGTCGGAAGCTTCCGAGCCTGAACCTGAGCCAATTAAGAAGAAGGTGAAAGCGGTAAGCAAAGCTGTAGCTCCGCCAGAGCCGGCCCCTCCAAAGAAGAAGGAACCTAAAGTCATCTATCAGGAGGAATCCGAATCCGAGGAGGAGGTGGTCATTGTAAAGAAGAGGAAGAAGCCAAAGAAGAAGACCATCATTTACGAGGAGTCCGAATCCGAGGAAGAGGCTCCGCCGCCACCAAAGCCAAAATCCCGTGAAACCAAAACACAGCAGAATGCACGTTCCAGTTTTAAAGTTACTGTTCCTGAGGTCAAATCCAAACAGCCGGTTTATTATTTCGCCGATTAAAATATATTTTAATACTATACGAATGGATACTATTAAAGAACCAGTCAATGACCTTGAATGTAGAGAACCTTTAGAGGTGCAACCCCAACGCATCGAGCGGAGTGTAAGTATGTTCGCTATAACCAACGAGGAAGAGAAACGCTTTAGGGGTATCCTACTCTCCATCGGTGTAGGGGGTCTCCTGCTCCTTACTGGGTTTGTTATTTATGAAATCGTTAATTGAATGGCTGCATATTCCAGCAGTAATTCAATTTTGAAGAATGGGATATAGTGGCTTTCAGTTGCTTTAATTAAGGGGGTCGATGAAAAAGATTTTCTATGCAAAAAAGGGAAAAGTGGCAAAATGGCGAAATTGTAAAAATCCTTATAGAAAAATGACAATTTCGCCAAATCGCCACTTTTTCTAAAACGTTCAATTTTCCTCCAAACATTCAATTTGTTCATCATCAATAATAAAAGGCTGTATCTTCAATGTGGTTCTTGCGCAGTTTTTACAAATATTATATAAATCGTCTATCCAAGGTTGCAATTCTGAATTAATAGAATATGAAATATGTTTATCATCACCAAATTGTGTGCATATAATATTGGATTTAAAAGCTGTATTCATAATAGACTTGAATATCTGGTTCTTAGAACTTGTCTTTGAAAGGGTTCGGAACTTGAACTCCTTGAATATACGTTCCACCACGTCGGCGGACATCTTTACTTGTTTTCTATTGGCTGGTGCTGTAAATATACTTGTCCATTTGTTATCTGTTTTAATAGAATCAAATACAGATTCCTCTCCGGCGTGGTCAAGAAGTCAATCTATAATGCCGAACATATTAAGGTTCCAAGCATTTTGTAATATATGTGTAATTGACAACTCATCTTCATTTTCATTGGTAATTTCAAATTTTAAATTGAAGTAATATTTTTTAAGTTCAAATTTCATATACATAGGACAGTCCTGTTGCATAATGAGACCTTCAATTGTATTGGCTTGTGCTGGCGTAATTTCATCGATATTTTCATAGCGGTATTCAAAATTGTTCTTTGAATATTCCTCCATTTCTTTTGTTACCTCTTTATCAATAATATATTTGTCTCTTTTCATCTTGTAGGGTGCTTTATGACAAAACAACTCAAAAGTCTTTCTGCGTGGTGCATTATCCTCAATAATAGAATCCTCGTATAATTGACTATATACAGGGCATTTCATTTCTTTTCTGTCATCAATATAGCATTCTTGATTTGATTGGCGACCCAAATAGTAAACATCAATTTCGTTGGTCGAGAAATTTCTGATACGGGCGGAAACTTGAATAGATTGACGAGGTTTAACAAAAGAAGCCAAAAACATAATGACCTTATCAAAACCTTTCATATCAAAACTTACGCCGCACGTGACAACCTGATTAACAATAACACAATCAAAATCTGCCCAAGTTTTATTTACGTCTTGCAATCCATCTTTAATTTTATCGTCTGTATCTGCATTGTATGCAACAACCTTACAATTCGCACGACTTTTTATCATGTTTGCAATTTCGTCCATACTAAAATGTCCGTTTCCAGCACGTTTGTAAGGATAAAATATAAATACACGTTTTTTGGTTTTTATGAATTCTATAATATTGTGAAGGGCATTACTCAATGAATCCTTATCCGAAATTTCTTCGTCATTGGGTGAATGGAATATGATTTTCTTTTCAGGTTTTACGTTGGGCTGATAAACAATATTAATAGAACACTCTGGATTAATCAAACGTATCAAATTAATGGTCTTCATAGTAATAAATGCATCAATCAAAATAAGCTTCTTAGAATGCAAAATAAGATTTTTTAAAACCGCAAAGTTCTTGCTTTTATTTTCTCCCATAAAATCGCCCATAAATGCATCGACAACAGATTCGATTTCGTCAATAATCAAAGTTCCATAGCGTTTCTCAAAGCTAATGTAATGTAGCGAATTTGCACAAATACATAAATTTTTGGCTGAATTCAAAGCTCCCTCTTTTTTAGCCTTTGCATTAAACGACAAATAATTTTTACATTCGACGTCAGCTTTTTGTAGTCTATCAAGGGTTCCGGCAACTAATGCTTTATTGTGTGCAATCCAGCAAAACCCTTTGTACCCCCACATTTTCAAATAATCTATTGTTTGAGCGGTTTTTCCTGACCCCATTGTCAAATGCAGAATAGTTGCCTTAAAATCTGGGTTATAATGGTCTTGGTTTAATCTCTCGATCGGGGTAATTGTAATATCAGCCGGCATATTGAATTGGTTGGCAAATGCCGTCATGTGTAAATCTCGTTTCAGGGCTGGATAATAAAATTGTAATATTTTTTTTATTTGTTCTAAGCTAAAAGGCGGGTATTTTTGTAATCCATTCCACATAATGCGTCCGTCGGCTCTATCTTCCCAACCGGCCCATTTCAAATAATTCTCATACGATATTCCGTTATAAAATGCAAAACGAGCCAAATCGTGCAAATATTTAAACTCAAAATCGTCTTTATTGTTTTTGTAAGGGCAAAGCATCAACATATCTATTGGTTTCATTCCAAACCAATTTAAATCAGCGGGTGTTTGTAGGTTTAGTTTGGGCAACTCTGCCATATTAATTTTGCCTTTTGCTTTTTGAATTGCAATCTGCTCTTTCAGTGGCTCGTCAAAATGACAATCAATGGGTTCGGGATACAATGGCATAAAGGAACAAATCAAATGTTTGCGATAATCATCGCCCTGAATGATTTCCTGCACTCTGCCGTCAGTCTTGGATTGATTGATGCATTTCATATTTCTGTTTTTAGTATAAACTTTCCAATCAAAAGCGTTGTGCTTCGATTGTAAAAACTTTACAGCGGACTTAACCATATCACGCTCTGTATCGTTATGAATAACATAAGTATCGCTGACAAGATGATAAGACTCTTTAACACCATCGACAATAGAACCACTTATACCCCAATTGCCGTTTGGCCAAATAGTTTTAATCAATTCTAAAACCTGTTCCAAAATTGGCTTACCTAAAATGGGGTCTTTGCAATCAATGTCAAAATACAGTTTGTGGGGATAATCTACAATGACTTCGTATATGCCATGATTTTTTTTGATTAAATCGCACAGCTTATCTGGTCTTACAGAACCCCACATTTTGCCGTCTTTTTTAGTATCTGACAAAATAATTACAGTTCCGGGGTTTCGCATCTTGATTGCTTGGGCCATAGCACCACCATGCTCAGATGCATTTTTATAGAATGAAATATTCCAACTCATAACAATTTTTAAAAGGGGTTCGCTCATTTTCCTAAAGTATATACTTACAACAGATAATTATTTATATTCTTTTTACAAATAATTATTTTTTTCAATTTTACAGGTTCAAAGTTTTATCCGTAGTAATTCTTTGACTGCGTTTTCGTAAGAGAAAGATTGTTTATAACGAAAATATTGGAGTTGTCGGTAGGCGTTTAAAGAATTGTATCGTTCCTTATTAGCGTTTATCCACTCAATTTGTATTTCTCGATATCGTTCTTTGTTGGCGAGGTTCCACTTTTTACTTGCACGCTTTTGAGCTTCGGTAGTAGGCATCTTATGATAGTTATATATATATACTTAATAAAGATATTCTCCCTAAATAGTTTTCAATTTTATACCAATTTCGCAAT